GACCTTCATAATAACCCAATAAAACTTCATATGGAGAAATATATCTAGCTTGAATACAAGTATCATAAACTTGTTTTTTCATAGAAAAATAGTTTGCAACAAACATAGCTAAATCTTTTGAGATTGCCTGACGAATAACTGTGTATTTATTTTTTTTAAAAGACATCTTTTACCATCTCTTTTTGCACCGCTTGAATGTTCCAATGTATAAATCTAAATGGGTCAATACCGTGATCTATCACATACTCGTGTTCTAAATAACCTGGAAATATAACAAGTGTACCTGGTATGGGTTTAAAGTGAACTAATTCTGTACCATTAGATATATGTTCATTTGATTTCATTTTTAATTTTGTAGTTCGTGCACCTGTTCTTGGGTCGTGAAAAAGGGGATAAGATGTTTTGTCTGAGCATTTTAAAAAATAAAATCCTGATACGTGTTGATTCCAATGTATGTGAGCTGAATGATGTCCACCTCCTTTTTTAGAAAATTCTTGTACCCATAATTCAGTAAATATAGTAGTATATTGTTGCATATCAAAACCCTGTAAATCTAAAAACTCCCAAGATTTTTGACCAATATAATTTCTAAAATCTAAAAAATTGTTATCCATTGTAAGTGTTGTTGAATGATGTGACATTCCAAAATCACCATATTTTTTTATATATTCTTTTGATCTTTTTTTTGCATCTATAATGTATTTATCAGATGCTTTGTTTAAAGATTTAACAAACTCTGGTTTTTGTTCAACATAGATTGGTGTTTTAAAATATTCAAATGTTTGCATTTTATTTAAACGGATATCCAAGATTCCACACAACTAATGAATATCTTACTCCTTTCGTTACAGGTTTAACTCTATGCCATACAAATGAAGGAAATACAATTATAGAACCTTTAGGTAATATCTCTTTACATTGTATTCTATGTTTTAATTCATCTCGCATATGGGGATCATAGTTTCTAAAATCAAACTCTAATTCACCACCTTCATATTCGGACCCGTCAGTTAATTGACAAGTCATTGAAAGTTTTCTAATTTTTCCTTTTGTTGATCCTTCTTCTATATAAGGTTTATCCCAACTATCACAATGCCAGTCATAATATTGATTAAGCTTATATTTTGTAAATTGACAAGATTCAGACCAATCCCATTGAAAATTCCATCCTGCATTTTTATTTGCTTGATCTACATAAGGTTGTATTTCTTTATAAATCCAACGATCATTTAACCACACAACATCAGAATTTCTTTTACGTTTTATATCTTTTATTTCTTTTTTAGTAAGTTCTCTATTATCATATCCACCAGTTCTCGCCATTGTTTCTGCTTGTGATAAACCATATTTAATTATGTCATCACATATTCTTGGTGGAATAGCAGATGTAAAATACCAATAATAATTAGATATATTCATAAGCAATAGTAAGTATTGTATTTAATTTATCTGATGTATTTTCTGTTATGCAATGTTTATTAATTGCAGGAAACATAATAAAATGATTATTTTTAATAGGTAAATGCCAAGTTCTATTTTTTCTTCTATTATCATCGTACTCAATAATAAGTTCGCAAGAATTATCTTCTACATCTACACCATAAACTAATGTATAATCAGGTGAATTATTTAAATCTGCAGGATTAACTAAATGTCTTGTAAAAGATTGTTCGTTAGGATAAAAGACATTCCCATATTCAAATTTTTGAATTAATGTAAAACCGTATTCAACTTTAATATGATCTCTTAAATAATCTTTTAGCCAAGTTAAAGGTTGGGAAAATGGAACTTCATAATCTTTAAAAGAATAAGGATTATTATTAATTCTTTTTTGATTTATAAATGAAGTTAGAATATCGCCTTTGATACGATCTCTATTAATTTCAAATCCTTTAGGAGATGCTATCTCACCAAAATATAGATCTATTTCTGACAGTACTTTCTTTTGCATACCTAATAGGTATGTAATCAATTAAATGGTAATTGTCAAGATTAACTTCTAGCTGTTTTATCCCAAGCTTGAGTAGACTCATTCCACTCATAGTAATGAGTAGTTTGTTCTGCTTCAGGTAATGCTGGAGCATCACCGATTGGTGATTGCCATCTAGCTTCAGATACATTTAATACCCAACTAGCATAAGGTTTCTTACCAATGAAAATATCATTATCTTCATCATAAGTCATACCTATTCCTGCGTAATTACCTCTAAAAGGTGTTCCGCCATTTTTGTGTTGTCCGCCAGATGTATTGTAAGATGTTTTTTTCCAAAATGGCCAGTTATGGATTTTTTCCAAAAACTGTCTTCCTACTTCTTCATCTTCGACACCACTAGCATTTAAGCAATCATTGTCTGATACGACGTGTACTGCTATAACTTTGCTGTTGATTCCTAGTTTTGCATAATGTGCCATATTGTTTTCCTTATATATTAATTTTAAATTAATTATTGAAATTTGTATCTAATCATTACTATACCAGATCCACCTGATCCACCAACGTATCCAGTAGAATTTGGAGCATTATTACCAACTCCTCCTCCACCACCACCAGTATTTGTAGTTCCACTACCAGCTGGTCCAGGTCCATTTGAAGGTCCATATCCATCTCCACCTCCACCTATTCCTCCAGCAGTAGCAGGTCCACTAGGTGCCGATGGACCTCCTCCGCCTCCGCCACCAGCAGCAAAATATCTTGTTGAACTAACTGGACCAGCTTCTCCATAACTTGGAGCTGTTGGTCCTATAAAAGCATCTTCAATATAACTTCCTATACCACCAACACCAGGTCCTGGTCTTGCGGGATTACCAACTCCACCTGCACCTCCACCGCCTGATCCACGAGGATCAGTTGTTGGACTTGTGCACGTAGTAGTTGATCCACCAGCTTGACCTTGAGGTGGACTTACAGGAGGTGTATTTCCTGCAGCACCAGCACCTTTTAAAGGGTATAATGGAGTTGGTGCATAACCAGAAGCACCTCCACCTGAACCACCAGAAGTAGCAGGGTTATCATCGTGTCCTCCACCTCCTCCACCAGTTGAAGTGATTGAACTAAAAATTGAATTTGATCCACTGAAACCTGCTCTTTGAGGAGTATTTCCATCATTACCTCCTGCTCCTCCTCCACCAACTGTAATTGGATATGCTTGAACTAAAACTGTTACACCTTCTCCATTTGCTAATGGAGAAGCCACAGGTAATGAAAGACTATTAGAAGTTCTAAATCCACCTGCACCACCTCCACCAGAATAATAAAAACCTCCACCTCCTCCTCCACCTGCTACTACTAAATAGTCAGCTTTAGCAACTGGGCCTGCTCCTGCTGAAACACAAAAAGTTCCATCAGAAGTAAAAATGTGTGTTTTATAATCTCCGCAAGTTATGATAGTTCCACCTGTTGCAACAATATATTGATCTGTTTTACCTCCTAGGCCAAAACCTCTTCCTGATCCTGCTCCAAATGAACCTATAATTGGCATCTTTCTAATATCCTCCTATTATGCAAACTGCGTTTGCGCTGCTAATACTGTGAAAGTAGAAGAAGCTGTTTTAATAGCTGTAAATGTGTAAACGTCATTTGATGTAGAGTTTCCAGTTGTAGGGGCTGAGCCACCTTGCCAAACTGGCGTTACTCCAGATCCATCAACTTGAATAGTGCTTGCATAATATGCTGTTGCATTTTGTTTTGTAATAACTGCAACTGTAATTGATTCACCATTATCCATAGAAGCGTCTAATGAATTAGAACCATCTCCTCTTAGATTAACGGTAAAGTTTGCAGTAGCTGGTGCAGTGTATAAAATTACACCTTGTGTATTTGTATCAACAACAATATCAGAATCAAAAGTACCTGATACGGTTACTTTTTCTGCAAGACCATTAATTTTACCATTACCATTTAATGTTACTCTTCCAATTCCTTTTGGTGTTAAATTTAAATCAACATTAGTGTCTGTACCTGTTGCTGATAAGTTTGGAGCATTACCTGTTGCAGCGTTAGCTACAGTAAATTCATTAACTGCTGATGCAGTCTTAGAAAAAGTAATTTGCTCATTTCCTGAATCGTCTTGAATACCAGTAGCAGTATCAAATTGAATGGCTTGACCATTAGTGTCTAATGCTGCTGCTAATTGTGGTGAATAGTCATTTACTAATGCACCAATATTAGAGTTAACAATATTAGTTCCATCTGAATAAACAATCTTAGTTGTTTTTTCATTAGTTGCAAAAGATACTCCAGTTCCTGAAGAAGTTTTTACAGTTACTGTTTCAGTTCCACCTGTGCTATTTTTAATTACATAATATTTTTCAACACTGTCTGGCATTGTAACAGTGCAAGCTCCTGATGGAGTTCCAGTAATGTCAATAACCATATTTTTTCCATTTGATTGAACACCATTAGAAAAAGTTAAAGTACCAGTTGTTGTAGAGTTTACTGAAAGAGTTGTGTAACCAGCGATTGCTTGTTGTAAAATATTTAAATTTGTATTAGTGATGTCGCCCCATAAACCGGCTTTTTCACCAGTGACCATTAATTCTAGTTTTAGGTCTTGTGAGTAACTTGATGCCATAATTTTTATCCTCTTGTTTTGTTTTTATAAAATTTAAGCGGCTGTGTCAATAATATTCCAAGTAACACTAGAACCGGTATTTACAATCTGCCAAGATTGTACATTAATGCTGTTAACAGAAAGTGTCAAACCTATTCCTGTAGGGAATATTTCTGCCGAAGCACCTGCTACAGCTGTTCCTACACTAGAATTTAACTGTTGTCCAGTAACATTTACAAAAGTTACTGCGTCTAATTCTGCTGTTCCTTGAGCTATATTTAACTGTTGACCTGTTAAAACTCCTGTATTTGCATTTGCAGTAACTGTTCCTAAACCTAGTCCTACAGTCATTCCGATACCTGTAACTGTAGCATCTGGAGCAGGATCTACTACACCTTCAGCTAATGATAATTCTATTCCAGATACAGCAGCATATGTTTTAATATCTACATCTTGAACACCCGAAGTTACACCTAAACCTAAATTTGTATTTGTTAATTGTACAAAATCCCATAATCCAGAGGCACCCCATTCTTCTTCACCCCAATAATATCTTCCCCAACCTTGTCGGTTATAAGCTAAAACATCTCCAATAGATGTATTTAATTGTTGACCAGTTACTTCTGCATCAGGAGCTGGATCAAGTGATCCTAAATTTGTAGCTAATCCTAATCCTGTTGGAAATACTTCTACTGCTATATCTATACCAAGAGAAGCTTGAGAAATATTTAATTGTTGTCCCGAAACATTTATCTCTTGATTGATTGCAATGTTAACACTTGATTCACCACCCCAGCGTGTGTTGTAAGCGGACCAAGCTAATTGTCCAAATCCTACTTCATTATGTGATAATGATATATTTTGTTGTTGACCTGTAAGAGTAACATCTAGAGCACTTTCACCCCAATTTTCTGATCCCCAGAAATCTGAACCCCAACCTTGGTTAGGATAAGAATCAACCGAATTTAAAGCAATATTATTTTGTTCGCCTGTAACCTGTTGAGTTACATTCGCTTGATCTCCAAAATTACCTTCACCCCACTTAAGCGAGCCCCAAGTATTGGCCATAGGAAGCTACCTCCCTATTATGCGTTACCAATTCTTAGAATTGCTGCTGAAGTTGTAAATGCTGGGAACTGGATTGTAAAAGTTCCTGAAGTTGCTGTTTTGTCTGCACCAAAATTTAATACTGCAACTGCCTTGTTAGACGATGAAGTATTATAGATTAGAGCACCTCTAGCTGTCAATGTTACACCAGTAAAAGACAAATCAGAGAATGTTACAATTGCAACACCTGATGCAACTGAAGTACTTGGATTTGGTTTTACTAATGTTCCACCACCTTGAGTATATTGACCAGAATCAGGAACTTGATTTCCTGTACTATCTCCTGGATAAACTGTAGTTGATGAATTTAATGTTGCAGCGGAGGTATACAAAGCAAGTTTAAAAACATCACCAGAAGTGTATTGAAATTTGTGTTCACCTTCTAGCAACTCTTTTTTAAAACTATTTGCAACTGCTTGTGTTATAGCCATTTGTATTACTCCTTATTATGTTTGTCGAAGTCGAGGTGAACCATCTTGATATTCATCTCTTCTTCGTCTTCCCATTTGTTCAATTGAGAATCCTTTTGCAGCTTCTGCATATCTTTTCTCATAATGCTGAATCATGTCCGCCGGACCTTTTAAAAATCCATAAGCTTCGATTAAGCATGCATACAAAAGTCCGTTGGGAAATTCCTTACTTAAGTACGTTTGTGTATTACTAGCCGATAATCCAGCTGGTTTCAAGATATAATTTATCTGCATGTTATAATTTTGATCTGGTGTTGGTGCTATCACAATAGTATTTTCATCCCAATAGCTGTAGTATTTAGGTACTCCTTGTACTCCTGTTGGATTATATTCTGATATAAAACTGGTGTCTCTATACTCTAAAAACTGCCTACTTGAGTTATTTGCACCACCAGTAGAGTTAGTGATTTGGCAAGATCTAATGATTAATGTTTCATCATTAATTAATGGTGTATTTACATATCTTTGACCTGCAACAATATCTGCCTGTGCATATTGTCTATTATTATCTGAATCTATATCTCTTAAAATCTTAAATTCAGCATCTGAAATAAAACCGTTAACGATAGTTGAAGTAAATACATTTGAATCTACCTCACAATAATCTCTAATTTTTGTTACTAATTCTGCGTATGTCATTATGCTTGTAGGTTAACCGGACCAGCCGAACAACCACTTCTCCCTCCATTTATATTTCCATTTGAAGCTGTATCAGAGCTTTGAAAATAAAAATAATTACTTGTTCCTGATACATTACCACTAGAATCTATTTTGCCAACCGTAATTGTAAAACCAGATGCATTTGATATATCCGATACTCCATCAAAAGTTGGAACATTAAAAAATCCAGTTGGACTTGTTGGTCCTCTAAATCTAACTACGTCTCCGGATGATCTACCATGATTTGGTGAATAAACATTAACATAAGTATTTCCAGAATATTTAATTGTTTGAAAAGGATTTGGATTTAATAAAATTAATACTGGTGGTTCTACTCTTTGAGGTCTAGCTTTTGGTAAACCTTGTCCATCTGCTTGCACAGGTTTTGGTTCTAACTGTGGATGTTTAGGATCTACTTCTGAATAGTGAACAAATAAACCATCCCATTGAGTAACCATTTCATTATAAGGAAATGCTTGACCACTTTGGTCTGATATTGCTTGTGCGTATTTTCCTTTTGCTAAATTAGACATTTGGGTAATAAGTTTTTGGACTAATAAACGTACTACTAGGAGATCCATCATTTGCTAGAGCTCTTTGTAATTCATCTTCGTATAATAATTTTAATTCTTGAGTTCTTTGTGGAGCTTTTTTAATCGCTAAATAGTAAGCAAGGCCAGCGCACATACAAGGAACAAATCTATATGGAACATCTGTTGCATTTGTATAAATACCAACATCTTGAATTCTTTTTACATAATAGTAATTTAATAAATTACCTGCTTGAGAAGACCCAGGTGTTGTATATAAAGTAATAGTAACTCTATCTATAAATCTTTGAACAAAATATTGTGTTGGTTGTCCTGTTGCTAATTTATTTGAAAAAGCTTGATAAGCAGATCTGTCAATTTTAGTTAATGGAGTATCAATTGGATTAGATGGAGTTGAATTATTTCTGTAAGATGCTTCTAATACATCATCTACACCATAAACTGCAGTAGCATCTGAAGTTCCATCTGCTGTAGAACGATACATTGTATAAACATTTTGTCCATCAACTAATGTAATATTGTTACTTGCTACTTCCCAATAATGTAAACCTCTATTAGCCCACTCTTGAAAAAGAATGTTTAAAGATCTTCTAGCAGATTTCATATCAAAACCTGCATTAGGATATAATCCTATTCTTTCATAAGCTTCTTCTATAATTTCATCTATAGAAAAATTCTTATCAAAAGTATATGTACCGGAAGTAGTGTTAGCCATCTAACCTCCTATTTATCTAACAATATAGTAGCAGCTACGTCCGCACCAATTGCGCTTACAGTCATAAAACTTTTAAATAAAATTCCATCTTCTGGAATATTAAATGCAAAGATATCACCTGCAGGACAACTTGTTATAAATTGAGTTCCATCAGTATCTTGTAAAGTAATAGATTGAGCAGTTGTAGCATTTGTGTTTTCTACAATAATTCCTCTTAATCTAGTTCTTCCTGCAAATACAGATCCTGTTCCAGTTACTCTTACCGCTTTAACATCTGATTTCATTTTTTAATATCTCCTAAATTTTAGGAGCTCCCGAAGGAGCTCCATTAATTATTTATTAAGCTGCAAATGCAAACGCACCAGTAACAGCTGCTGCTGCACCAGTAAACTCAGTTGCAATGTGCCATACACCATCTTCAAAACACATGAAAGCAATTTTGCCGCCAGTTGT